CAAGCACATCTTTATCAACGCTATTCATTAATGTATGTTTGTCTGATAAATCAAATACTTTTTCACCATCAGAATCTAAGGCTTTGTATATTAAGCAATAAGCCATCAATGCTACATCATCATCTTTTGCATATCTTTGCAATTTAGACATTTCTGCTAGCGTTAATGGCTTTGCATATACTTTAAGAACCTCATCTCCATCACTCCATTCAGGTATTTCAATTTCTTTAATTTCTAAAGAATCAAAATGCGCTTTAGCCTTATCTATAAGTTTCATGCTCTTATACTGTTGTTGATGTTAAAGCACCATTGCCTTGTACTGAAATACTAGCTTCAACCAATCCATCAAATGATGCACTTCTTGAAACTCCAGTAACAATAGCTGAACCAGTGTAATAAGTATCACCTGCTGTATCTCCTTCAGGATATACATTTAGAGTTACTTCTGAACCAATGGTTAAAGCACCTTGACCACTTGTATCAGTCTCATCCCAAAATACATCTAAACTTCCTGAGAAAGAAGTCAATGATGATTTATAGGTTCTAGCAGCATCACCCATTGAAGTATCTTCTAAAGTATCAGCAGATTCTTCGATTGAGTAAGACCTTATTTCAGCTACAGCATTAGAACCGACTTTTACAGTTCCTTCACTTCCTTTATGTGTTGCCATTTTCTACCTCGTCTTTCGACTTTTTCTTAGAAGAAGATTTAATTTTATCTTGCGAATGGACTGCTTCTTCTTTCCAACCCATATTCAATAAAGACTCAACCTTAGAAGGATGAGCTATTATAGAAACTTTTCCATCAGGACTAATCATTTTCATAATTGTCTCCTATACTGCTACATCAGGATTAGTTTCCTGAACATAGTAATTAGTTAAAAAGGTTAAACTCACATATCCTAGCGGTTTTTCACCTTCACCTGTATATTCTATTTCAGTTGATTCTAAATAGCAGTCTTTAGCTAATCCGTCTAAAGTTCTATCTGCTGCTATTGCTTGCTCAACTTCTTTACTTATTGTATCAATTGTATCATCAAAATTACTTGTTGCTTTAACATATCCTTCAATGACTACTGATAATTCTCGACTCATAACTCTATCAGTACCTATAACTATAGGCTCCGATGTTTCTGATTTTGTATAAATTACTAAAGCAGGTAAATTAATATTTTCTAAAGGATAAACTCTTGATTCATATATATTAGATCCAGTAGTTGTTAATCCTGTTAATGTTGTACCTAACTTTTCTCTGATTTGTTGTCGTATATGATTTGCCATTATACTTCCTCTAACTCTAATGCAATAAAGCCTGTTCTATCAGGTCTAATATTAACAATTGTATAATTTGTTGCAGCTTTTATTATATTACCATCAGTATCTTTTATAGCGCTAACATTTAATGAATGGCCATATGCAACCGAAGGAATGTCAATACTTCTACAATATGCAATAGGTTCTAGCGCTTCAACTCCAATACCTTCTTCTTGCTCAACATATTCATTATTTAAAATAATATTAATGTCTGTAGAAACGCCATTATTAATATATGTAGCTGATACTCCATGACCATATGTTGGATCTAAATAGCTTGCCATATCTTCTTCTGTTTCTAGTCGGTACTGAGACATTATTCTTCTTCTAAAACTAATTCAACAAAACCTGTATTATCAGGTTCAACTGCTCGTACTATAAATGTTGTTGCCGGTTTTAAAACACTCCCACGATTTGTAGTAATTGCATTAATTAATAGTTTATCTTTTTGAGAAATATAAGGAACATCAGATGCTTTAACAATTGCTCTGGGTTGATAACCTGCAACGGGCACTGTTCCTGCTTCAATATTAAAATACTCTTGATCAATAATTACATTAATATTTTTTGAAAAACCAGAGTCAATATCAAACAAAGTATCAATTAATGGGAAATCGTCCCATAAAGATTGTTGTACTTCAAAGAAAGTTGCAGTTACTCCATGCCCTGTATTAATATCTAGGTAAGAAGTAAAATCTGCTGCACTTTCAATAGCCATAATTTATTTTTTAGCTCTAGTTTTAGGAGCCTTAACTTTTGAAGTTTTTAAACCTACGCTTCTATCTTCTTTATTAGCTTTAGGTTTTTCAATGTATACAGATGCTTTTCCGTATGCACATAGTTCATGCCCAACATCTTCTCGCAATTCTATGATATCTCCAGCATTTACTTTTTGCCCGTTAGCTACTGTATCTTTAATAATTAAAAATTTTTTCATATTTAAGTTGGGGGTATTGCTACCGCCATTCCATTTAAGCATCAACTAATTAGTCGCTTGACTTACAGAAAGATACCGCATGACGCACAGCAACATCTAAAGTTTGAAGAGCAATAATTCTTACTCCACCTGATGTGCTAAGAGCATATGGGTCCACTGTTATATCGAGTCCGCCATACATACCAATAAGTAAATCAGAGAAATTACCAAAGTAAAAATCTCCTGCAGTTACTTGATTTGATCTGATAACATTATAGCCATTCATGTTTCCATCTGGCTCAACAACAAATTGACCGCTTCCGCTATCTTTTGAAGTTGTTTTTAATGTACCATAATCAGATGGCTTACATATATATGCTAAGTTTCCAACTAATGCATTATCAGCAGCAACTGCAGATTCCATAGCAATAATTTCAGCATATGTTGGGCTTGCAGCAGCAAAAGTAGTAGTGTTAATACCTGAAGTACTAGCAATACCTGTAGGCTGACCACTTGAACCAGAACCAGCTAAAGCACCTAAATCAATAGCAGTAGCTATAGATTGTGTTAGGTCGTCTCTGATTAAGTTCTCAACATCTAATGAGCTTTGTTGTAAAAGCAATCTAGTTGCATCTGTAAACGCACCAATTACTTTAGGAGACATAGTAACGCTACCAGAAGTAAATTCGCTTTCAGAAGCAGCATTACCTTCAGTTGCTATCCAAGCAGCTGATGAAGCAGCTGTTTTCTTCGGTATAACGACGGAGCCAGAGAGTCCTCTAAGCATAGTCGCGCCGGCTTGCATAACACTTGATGAGTTTCTTAAAACCTCTATAAAATCGCCCGCACGATAATCTTGAGGGATTAAAGATGAATCATCTGATGAGTTAATATCTCTTTTGCTCCAGTTGCCAAGTACATCAGCAGGAATCATAATTCCTTGAGCTGTTTTTCCTTGTTCTCTAGCAGCTTGATTTGAACATTCAAATTCAAAAGCAGCAGCTTCTTGAGCTCTTCTATCAGTTGGATTTGCTAAAGCATTAATTGCTCTAACTAATGAGAAATCTCTCACTTCATTTGTAGTCATACCAATTTCAGCAGTTTCAAGTGGCTTATCATTGCATATTTCATTTAATAATGCGCCTCTGAATTCTTCAACAGTAAGACCATCTTTAATTGCGCTATCAGCTAAATCTCTTTTGTTATGCTTAACAGCTAAATCAATAATCTCTTTCGAGTTTCTTTTGTATTCAGCTTTAGCTTCTTCAAGAGTTTTATTTCTGATTTCGTCAAGATTAATATCTTTTTTTTCTTCAGTCATAATAATATCCTTATTAATTTTTGCAGAGCGTCCAACTCCAACTAATCTGCTTTGATCAGCTGGCACAGATACACTTGATACTTCAAGTGGAGTCCATGACGCTTTATAAAGCATCTCATCGTTGTCTTTAACTCTTGCAAGTTTATTTACTTTATAGCCAACACTTATATTCATACGAATACCGTCAACTACATCTTGAAAAACTTCTTGAGCTAGTGCCGATCTACCAAATCTAACAACAGCTATTGTCCTCTTAGCCGCCTCGTCAAGTTTAAATTCTTCTATAACTCCAATTTGTTTAGACATGTCATGGTCTAATAAAAACGGAGCTCTACCTGATGATACAAATTCCATATCTACATCATCTTCAGCATGGCTTAGAACTTCCATGCCAAATGATCGCTCAACTGGTTCTTCCGAAGAAACACCAATACGAACTAATCTTTTTTCTTCATCAATAAATGAATTCTTAGAAAGATCAATTGTTCTATACCTTAATGGCAAATCAACAACTTTTCTTTCGTCCTCATCTTCTTGATAAGAAGAAACTGCGTCAACATTTTCTTCTTCTGCTTTATCCTCATGGTGCTTTGAAAACTCAATGATTACAGAATCAGCTGTTTCATTCACGTTAAGGATATGTCTATCTTCTTTA